AGAGATATAGCCAATAAAGTATGGTTAACCATGAAGGGTATATCTTTACCTAAAAATTATACCGATAAGGATATTATAGAAATAATTTATAAATATTGGCATCGAGCAATGGAACGTGACACATGAATGTAGTACTTGATATAGAAACAGATTCCTTAGATGCGACAAAGATTCATTGCATAGTAGCTAAGAATCTTGACACATCTCAGGTACATGTATGGGACCACAATAACTTAGATAAGTTTAAGTCTTGGTCTGGTACAGTTGATAAATTTATAATGCACAATGGAATATCTTTTGATGCTCCCGTTTTAAATAAATTACTTAATGTTAATATTAAATTAAGTCAGGTAACAGATACTCTAGTTATGTCCCAATTATTTAACCCCGTTAGAGAAGGAGGTCATAGTCTTGGTGCATGGGGAACTAGATTAAACTATCCCAAAGGGGAATGTGATAACTTTGAAATATATAATACAGAAATGTTAGAGTACTGTAAGAATGATGTTAATCTAACAGAGACTTTATATAAACAATTATTTAAAGAGTCAAAGAAGTTCTCTACTTTCTCTATTAATCTTGAGCATAAGATCAGAGCTATTATAGATCAACAAGAAAGGAATGGCTTTGCTCTCAATATACAAAAGACAATTGGATTACTTGCTCGCCTATCAGATGAGGCTTATATTCTGGAGACTTGGGCGAAGAAAGAGTTTGAACCAACCGTAATTTATATGAAAACTAAAACAAAATACATCCCATTTAATATAGGATCTCGTCAGCAAATAGCTGGTCGTCTGATGGAAAGAGGATGGAAACCTAAACACTTCACAGACAAAGGTAATATAATAGTTAGTGAAGAGATACTAGACAAAATTAATATGGAAGAAGCAAAGAAATTCTCCAGATTTTTTCTTCTGCAAAAGAGGATAGCACAAATTCAATCTTGGATTAATTCTTATGATGATAATACAGGAAGAGTACATGGTAGAGTATTAACCTTACGAACTATTACTGGCCGCATGGCACATCACAGTCCTAACATGGCTCAGATACCTGCAATACGAAGTCCCTTTGGCAAAGAATGTAGAGATTGTTGGACAGTTGACAATCCACATACCCATACTTTGGTAGGGACAGATGCTGCTGGTCTTGAGCTTAGATGTCTGGCTCATTTAATGAATGATAAAGAATACACAAATGAGATTCTGAATGGAGATGTACATACAGCCAACATGAAAATGGCTGGCCTCACTGATAGAGATCAGGCGAAGACCTTTATATACGCATTTTTATTCGGAGCCGGGGCCGCTAAGATAGGTAATATTGTAGGAGGTAACAGAGAAAGAGGACAAGAACTTATAGATAGATTTTTATCTAACATGCCAGCCCTGAAAAGAGTTCGCAACAGTGTTCAGAAGGCTGCTGAAAGAGGAAAGATTAAAGGCGTAGATGGACGCACCTTATTTGTGAGGAGTCCTCATAGTAGTCTTAATACTCTTATACAGGGAGCTGGTGCTAGTATATGTAAGGATTGGTTAGTTAATATGATCCAACGAATTAATAGTACAGGAGTGGATGCTAAGTTAGTAGCCTCCATCCACGATGAATACCAATTTGAAGTAGCGAAAGGAGATGTAAAACGATTCGGAACCATAACACAAGAAGCCATAAAAGATACAGAACAGAAGCTAAAGTTCAACTGTCCCTTGGATAGTACATGGAAAGATGGGGAAACGTGGACTATGACACATTAATACTTGACAAACGAATAGAAGTATGAGACATTCAGTTTTTAAACCTAACAAAAGGAACTAAAATATGTCAGTAATTTCAGGAAATGCTTATTGGGCAGCGATCACCAACCCTAACACAACCTTTGATTCGGACGGTGTATGGACAATTGATGTTTGTAATCTTGATAAGAAGAACTTGGATACAGTTAAGAAGGATGGTCTTGCTCTTAAAAATAAAGGAGATGACCGTGGAGATTTTGTTACAGTTAAGCGTCGGGTTCGCCGCAAGGATGGTTCCCTTAATCGTGCTCCTGACCTCGTTGATGGTCAGAAAAGAACTATGAGTCAAACCCTTATTGGGAATGGTTCCGAAGTTAATGTTCATTACACCACCTATGAATGGGAGTTCAAGGGCCGTGCTGGAGTGAGTGCTGACCTGCGAGCAGTTCAGGTGGTTAATCTTATTCCTTATAATACAGAAGCTGACGAGGCTTTTGATGTAGTTGATGGTGGATTTACCAGTGCCGAAGGGGATGATGAAATCCCCTTTGCTTCTTAATAAGGGAGAGGGGAGAGTTTTCTTTTGGGGACTCTCCCCTATTTTTATATGAAAACTATAGATACATTAGTCAAAGATATATATAATCTGTTTGAAGATGCACCACTTAATTTAAGTGAAGAAGAAATATTTGAATGTATAGATGAGTTTGGTGATAACATTAAAGAACATCTCAGAGCGGCCTTGTATGAGGAGCAAGGTAAAGGTAGAAACAATTTAAGATTATCTGCCATTGGAAGACCAGACAGACAAATGTGGTATGATGTAAATAGAAAACAGAACGGAGATCCTATATCTTCTTCCACTCGTATCAAGTTTTTATATGGGCATATTCTGGAGGAGTTGCTTATAGCTTTATCCAGATTAGCAGGACATAAAGTTTCTGATACGCAGAAAGAATTAAATGTAGAGGGAGTTAAAGGACATCAGGATTGTATGATAGATGATGTCCTTGTTGATTGTAAGTCCACATCTCCACGAGGGTTTGAAAAGTTTGCGAAAGGAGATTTAGTTAAAGATGATCCCTTTGGTTATATAGCACAGATATCAGCCTATGCTGAAGGTAATGGTGTGGATGAAGCTGCTTTCTTGGCGATCAATAAGCAGAGTGGTGAGATATGTTTATCTCCTGTACATTCATTAGAAATGATTAATGCCGGAGACAGGGTTAAGCATTTGAAATCTATGGTAAAATCTAAAACCCCTCCAGCTAAATGTTATAGTGATGTCAAAGAAGGTGCTTCAGGAAACAAGAGGCTAGGTACATCTTGTATATATTGTAATCATAAAAGAGAATGTTGGAAGGATGCTAACGATGGACATGGGTTGCGTGTATTTAACTATGCCAGAGGGTACAGATATTTAACGAAAGTTTCCAAGGTTCCTGATGTACCAGAGATTACTCATTGGTAGATCATCACTGGATAATATATAGAAAGGAGGAAATATTTACACCCGACCTTAATAAATTTGGGTTCGTTTACTTAATAACCAATCTTAAAAATGGAAAGGGATATATAGGTTGTAAACAATATTTGATGTATCGTAAGATGAAAGAAACAGAATCCAATTGGAAAACATATATGGGTTCTTCTAAATGGTTACTGAAAGATATTGAGAAGATGGGGAAAGAACATTTTAAATTTGAGATCATAGCTGAATACAAAAATAGACGTAGCCTACGATACTATGAGCTATACTATCAAATGAAATTCAATGTTCTTTCCTCCACTCTTGAAGGAACAGACGAACCAGCTTACTATAATTCAAGAGTAGGTGGTAAGTTCTATCGTCCTGTTGAGAGCTATGAAGATCCTGAATATAGAAAGAAAATGTCTAAGATTCATTCTAAAAGACTTACAGATCCTAAACACAGAAAGATAGTAAGTGAGTCTAATAAAAGAAGAGCTAAAGATCCTGAATTTCAAAAGAAAATATCTAGGTCTTTAAAGAAAGCTGCTCGTAATCATAAAAGAGATCCTGTAACGGGAAGATATATAAAAAAAAATGTACAAGCCAAAGAAAAATGAAGAATTATTTATAGATCCTATAGTTCAGTTCGATAGAGAAGTTCCTGAACGTAGATTATATTTGGCTGTTATTCTACAGGCTTTATTAGATGCCACAAACAAAACAAATATTATAGCTAAAGATAAAGCAAAGGCTTGGTTCTTTTGTAGCGTTGGAGTTACTTGTGAAAACTTTGAATTTATATGTGACAGTGCTAATATAGATTGTAATTCTGTACGAGGATTTGCATATGAAGTTATCAATTCAAAACAAAATAAAAATTTTAGATATAGAATATATCAAGTATTATCAGAGAATAAATAGGAGTATATGATGTCGATACGAGACTATCAAGTAGGTGGAGATCATTATAAGAAACTACAAATACAACCTGTTGAATATATTTATGCAAATGAACTTGATTTTCTTGAAGGTAATATAGTAAAGTACGTGACCCGACATAGAACAAAGGGAGAAGGTGCGAAGGATATTAAGAAGGTAATCCATTATGCACAAATGATATTAGAACTTAGATATGGGGATAAAATAAATGCACCTGCCAACTGAATATCAATCCTTTATATATCTATCCCGATATTCAAGATGGATAGAAGAGGAGGGACGTAGAGAAACGTGGCATGAAACTGTAATCAGATTAATAGATTTCTTCCGTAATCATGTGGAGCATAATCTTGGTGTTAAGAATCAGCTTGATCACAAGGATTGGAATATGATCACGAACTCCATCCTATCTCTTGAGGTAATGCCAAGCATGAGATCTTTGATGGCTGCTGGTCCAGCCTTGGAACGAGAGAACATAGCTGGATATAACTGCTCTTACATACCTATAGATAATCCTAAATCTTTTGATGAGATACTCTACATACTTATGAATGGTACAGGAGTAGGATTTTCTGTTGAACGACAGTACGTTAACCAACTTCCGACTATACCTGATATAGAATTTGAAAGAACAGATGACGTAATAAGCATAGCTGATTCCAAAGAAGGATGGGCCAGAGCATTAAAAGATTTAGTATCTTATCTTTATACGAATCGTATTCCCAAGATAGACGTTAGTAAGATACGTCCTGCTGGATCAAGATTAAAAACCTTTGGTGGTAGAGCCAGTGGACCACAACCATTGGTTGACTTGTTTGACTTTACCATACGTAAGTTTGAGGAGAGCAGAGGCAGGAAGTTAAGCTCTATCGAATGTCATGACATCGTATGTAAGATTGGAGAGGTTGTAGTTGTTGGTGGTGTACGTAGATCAGCTCTTATATCTTTATCTAATCTATCAGATGATCGTATGAGGTCGGCCAAGTCTGGTGCATGGCACGTAACAAATCCAGAGAGGGCTTTGGCTAA